AAGAAGCTGATAATAAAATAGATGCTTTAACTACTAGAATAGAAGCATTAGAAAGTTAAACTTTAAAAGGAGAATAATATGGCACAAACAGTAACAGAATGTCTAGCAGCAGGAACTGATAGCGTAAACTTAATTGACGGTGTAAAAGCTGGAAGTTGGGACGTTGAAGGAATGGAGCAATCTGAAATAAATGATATGGTACAAAGAAACGTAGACCACTTAGAACTTATTTTAGAATATGCACCTGTTGATAGTGATGATGATACGCCTGATGTAAAAGGAGCAGCAGATAGTAAAAAAACTACTCATGTTGCAGCTATTGCTACTGGTAAGACATACATAACTGACAATAGTTAAAAATGCCTTTACTACCAGTCACCCCTCCAGCTGGAGTAGTCACCAATGGAACAGACTACGCTAATAAAGGGCGTTGGACTGATAGTAATTTAGTGCGTTTTCAAAATGGTTTTCTACGACCTATTGGTGGTTGGGAAAAAATAAGAAATACTGCTTTAACAGGTACGCCTACAGGAATGTTTGCATACATTACTAATTCTGGTAAAAAAGTTTTAGCGGTTGGAACAAGACAAAAGATATATGTCAACCATAATGGAATTTGGTATGACATAACCCCTTCAGGTTTTGTTTCTGATGAATCAACAGACCCGCTTGGGTACGGTGCATATAAATATAATGTAGAAGACTACGGAGATGCTAGATCACAGTCTGGATTATTCTTTGATTCTAAATCTTGGTCATTTGATAACTTCGGTGAAGACTTACTTTTCTGCTGTTCAAGTGATGGCAAGATTTATAAATGGTCGCCTTCTGCACCTTCTACCATAGGCGCACAGCTAACGAATTCTCCTACAGGATGTTCTGGTGTTCTCGTAACTAATGAACGTCATGTTATAGCTCTAGGTGCTGGTGGCGATCCAAGAAAAGTACAATGGTCATCAAGAGAAGCAAGTACAACCTGGACAGCTGCATCAACAAATACTGCTGGTGATTTACAGATACCAACAGGCGGCAGAATATTAAGTGGTATTAAATGGCAAACAGATGTTATTATCTTTACCGATACAGGTATAGCAAGACTTTACTATACAGGTTCTCCTTTTATATATGGTATTCAAGATGCTGGTACTAACTGTAAAACTGCATCACCAAGAACAATAGTATCCTCTGGTAACTTCTTAGCATGGATGGGTGAAAACTCTTTCTTTGTTTTTGATGGATCAGTTAAAGAAATTAAATGTGATGTGCATGACCATGTATTTGATAACATTAAATATGCTTATAGACGTATTGCTTGTGGTGGCCACAACTCCAACTTTAATGAGATATGGTGGTTTTATCCATCAGGAGATGCACAAAAAACACCAAACAAATATGTCATCTGGAACTACGTTGACAATGTTTGGTCAATAGGTGAAATGGATAGAGGATGTTGGATAGACCAAGGTGTCTTTGATTATCCTATCGCTTGTGATTCGCTTGGTAATGTTTACCAGCACGATAGCACAACATTAAACAATTCAGAGAATTTAGGGACAGCAGTACCTTACGCACAATCAGGGCCTATCGAAATAGGTAACGGTGATAATTATGTGCAATGTAATCAGATACTCCCAGATGAAGAGGCAAATACATTACCTGGCGTTGTTATAAGTTTTACAGGAAGATTTACACCACTAGGAGCAGAAACAGATTTTGGTAACTTTACTTTTAATAGTGATGGTTACACAGATGCAAGATTTACAGCCAGACAAGTTCGTATGAAAGTGACTGGCGATACTGACCAGATGTTTCAGGTTGGTAATATACGATTAGATTTAAGAAACAGAGGTCGTAGATAGTGGCAAGAAAAACACTGACACGACCAGGTGAAGATTACGATAAAAACTATCTTAACTATTTAATATCAGAGATAGAATATCAAACAGGTATGACTTTCAACAAAGGTGAAAGAATACAAATAAATGGTGGTGATGCCACCGAGTTAGTATTGGTAAGTCCAAATGGAACAAAATATAAAGTTAGTGTCGCAGACAACGGAACACTCTCAACCGCCACAACAGTCTAAAGAAGACTGGGAAGTCGAGTTCGAAAGGTTAGAGCATCATATTATTCGTGCATTAAAGCACCAAGATATGTATAATTTAACTGATATTAAAGAAAAAATAAGGGCTGGAGAGATGTTTATTTGGCCCAATACAGATTCAGTAATAGTAACTGAATTTGCAGAATACCCAAGATACAGAGTTTTAAGTATTAATCTGGTAGCTGGAAACTACAAAGAAGTGATAGAGATGTTACCCAGCTTGGAAGAATTTGCCAAACAATGTGACTGCAAGAAAATTATCGGTGGTGGTCGTAAAGGTTGGATAAGAAAATTAAAACCACATGGGTTTGAAGAAATGAACTTATTAGTAAAGGAATTATAAAGGAATTATTATGGCACAAGCATTACCATACATTACAGCAGGAGCTACAGCATACGGAGCTTTAAAAGGTAGTGGAGACACACAAACATCAAGCGTTGATCCAGCGACACAGGCTCGTTACGATGATTTATACAATAAAGCTAAAGGCGTAGCTAACCAACCTTTCGTTCCTTATACTGGCCCAAGGGTAGCTGGATATAATCCAGACCAACTTGCTGGTATGGATGCAACCAGAGGTCTATTTAATCAAACACAACAATTTAATCCTCAAGCTGGTTTACAAGGCTTGTTTAATGAAAGCAGATACTCAAAACCAGGCGTAACACCTTTTACTGGTACAGCAACAGATATTAATAGGTCTGATATAAGAGATGTAAAACCACAATCATTATTGAATACAAACTTAAGTGCGTATCAAAATCCTTTTCAATCACAGGTTATAGATAACACTCTTGGTGATTTAAACAAAGCAAGACAGATGCAAATACAAAGTGACCAAGATGCAGCAATCGGCAGAGGCGCATTTGGTGGTTCACGTTCAGCCTTATTAGAATCAGAAACAAACAGAAACTTTGCAGATTCAGTTGCTAAAGCATCTGGTAATTTACGTTCACAAGGTTTTGACAGAGCTACATCATTAGCTGGTCAAGACATAGGAAGACAGTTTGATGCAGATAGATATATGTCTGATGTAGATAGACAAGTCTCTATGGCTAATGCTGGTTATGGCAATCAGTTTGGCGTTGCTAACATGGATGCACAAAATAGAGCAAGATTTATGCAACCAGGATTGGATTTGCAAAACAGACAGTTCCAACAAAATCTTTTAAATAATCAAGTTAGCAATCAATACAGAAACCTAGGTTTATTATCTGGTATCGGTTCACAACAGCAAGGACTACAACAAGCTGGAATGGACTCTGGTTACGGAGAATTTATGAGAGCATTAAATTATGGCCCACAACAACTTGGTCTATTATCAAGTTCAGTCTTTGGAATGAATCCAGGAGTAATACAAAATTATGACCAAGGTACAGCTGGAAGAATTGGTAGTGCAGTAACTTCATTAGATACTCTGTTTGGCGATGGCGGAATTTTTGCAACATAGGAAATAATTATGAGAAAATTTAATTTTGACAACCCGATGGGATTACTAGAATTAAACAATGATTCTACAGGCTCACTTGGTTTAAGCATGTCTCCTATTCTTGAGGCTAGAGCAAAACAAGCTGAAGAAGAAGAAGCTAAAAGAAAAAGAGCTGAAAGGTTTGGCAACTTAAGAAACTTTGCTGATTCTTTACAAGCAATGAACGCTGGTCAATCTGGTAACTTTGGCGCACAAAATCAGTTTTTAAATAACATAGACAAAAGAAGATCTGAAGAGGCTTCTAGGGCAAAAGCTAAAGCAGATAAAAAGAAACGTGATGATTTTTATAATAGTCTAAATCCTAATCAGAAAATGATTTTTAATATGAAAGAAGCTGGTATGCCAGACTCTTATATTAAATCTCAATTTTATCCAAACCCTACTAAAAGAGAATCTTTTGTAGCGAAAGATGGCTACAGGTATTTTGCAGATGGAAAACAAGAAAGAGTATTTCCTGGAGTGACAGTAAAAGAAGAACAAACACAAGCAGATATATATAAAGAAAATGCTGCTAGGATTAAAAACATTGTGATGAACGAAGGTGTTGATAGTCCTAATTTAACAACACAAGAAAGAGATTTTTATAATAATAATATAAATAAACAAGGGTTTATGTCCCTTGATGAATCACTTGGTCAAATACTGCTTGGTAATACAGGTGGAGAAAACAACCAAACAAAAAATTATACAGTAACCAATAGTTCTTACGGATCAATGACTGCAGATCAAATTATCGATCAGGCAATGCAACTTAATCCAGGAAGTACAAGAGAAGGTGTTATAAAAAATTTAATAAATAATAAAATAATATCAGAGTAATACTATGGTAGATTTTATCGTACCACCTCCACCAAACGAAGAAGAGGGTTTAGCATTTAAAGTTCCTCCACCACCAGTCATTGATGATTTCAATGGTGGTATTAACGCAGTTCTTGAGGAATTTGAATATACACAACCTCAATATACACCTTCATCAGAAAAACTATCTGAAGCAGAGTTAAGAAAAGATCCAGAATGGATTAGAGCTGCTAAAAATATCTATGAGTGGAATGAAGCTAGGTCTGGAACTCTTGGCGGAACTCAAAAAGTAAAGCCTCTAAACTCTGATAAAGAATATGCAGACTACGCCCTTAGATACATGGGTTGGTTTAATTACAATATTCCTAAAATGGCTAACGAAGCCACAGATTTAAAAACAACTGCTAATCAACAACAAAGAGAAGACTTTGTAAGATTGATGGATATGTATGATAACAAAAAAACAAGTTTAGCTGGAACTGGCAGACTTATAAAAGGACTTGTTTTTGACCCATCAACTTATGTTGGTATTGGTACTTTTGGTGCTGGATTGGCTGGAAGAGAAGCAGCAAAATTTGCAGCAAAGGAAGGTATAAGAGCGCTTATAAAACAGGGAGCAAAACAGGGAGTTAAAGTAGGAGCTATAGAAGGTGCTACTTACTCAACGGTTGATAATGCCTTAAGGCAATCCACTAGAATTATGTCTGGTCAAAGAGAAGGCTTTGACTTTGGCGAGTCAGCAGAAGCTGCTGGAATTGGATCAGTCTTAGGTGGTGCATTAGGTGGCTCAATAGGTGGAGCTGCTTCATACTTTAAAAATAAAGGTAATGTAGTTCCTAACGTAACAGATGAAGCTGAAGAGTTTGTTGTACCACCATCACAAGAAGTAGTAGAGACACCTGTTGTACAACCTAAAGTAGAAAGATTTAAACAAGAGCAACAAAGAAATAAAAATAAAGAAGAAGCCTTGAATGTTTGGAACAATCTTTCTGAAAGAGAAAAAATAACAATTATTAACAGAGATGGTTCTCCTTTAAAATTTACTGATGACTACATAAATAAAATAGAAGAATTACAATTACCCAAAGCAGAAACAGTTGCTCCAGAAGTTGTAACCCCTAAAGTAGAAACACCGAAGCGTGGTACTAAGATTCCAGAGATACTGCAAAAACCTGTAAAACCAAAAGTAAGAACTGCTAGAGATTACTTTGGCAAAGTATCAGACGATGCTGATACAGAGTTAAAAGAAATATTTGAAGATTATAAAGGCAATATACAGAGAAAGTTTAAAGTAACTTCTCAAGACGATCCTAATGCTGCTATAAAATCTATTGATGAGTTAGATTCTGTTCAGGTAAAAATGCAAGAAGATGGTTTTTATAACCAATCAGAAACTTTTGCTGGAGAAACTCCAAGTTTTAGAGATAATATTCTTGAAGACCTACAAAATGATACTGTTCACAGAGATGACCAATTACTATTAAGTGAATGGGAAAGAAAAACTGAAGCAGCAATAGATCTTAGAAAAACTTTAGACGATAATAATATTAACTATAAAGGAATGTCTAATGAAGAAGTCCTTGTTGCTTACGATGATGTTATAAATAACAGGATTCCACCAGCCAGAGATGAAGTACCTTTAAAGTTATATGCTGATGATATAGAAGCTGCTAGTGGCGGTAACATAAACAATGTAAGAGTAGATGATATTGTTGACCCTACACCAGATGGTAAAGACTTTCAAACTGATACGACTACTGGTTTAAACCAAAGAGTTATTGATGTTGGTATGCAGATAATGGACGAGCTGGAAATACCAAGAAATCCAAATGTAAGAATATCAGATCAATTAAAAGAGGCGGTATTATTAGCAAACTCAAGTCCTAAATTTATGACCAAGTTTGTAGATACTCTTAAAAAGAATGATTTAACTGTCGAAGAACTATCAACAGTATTTAAAGAAAGCATATCAGATTCAGCAAGACGTATGCAGCAATTAAGTGCGGCCAAACAATCTATGAAAAGAATGGGTCAAGAGCTTGGAGAAATAGCTCCTGATGAAGGTTGGTATGCAAATTTTGCCACTCAATACACAGATATAATAAGAGACTTAGACAACATAAGAAGAGGTTTATTGGTTAGCCAGATAGCAACAGCAATGCGTAACAACACAGCTCAAGTTGGTAGGGTTGGAATGAATACATTGGTTCAAGCATTTGATGATGTTTTAAACAGAACATTTAATCCACTAAGAAAAGCATTTGGAAAAGAAACAGTACCAGTTGACTATACAAAATCTTTTGGTTTATTGATGAACCTTACAACCAACAAAAAGAAAGCAAAAGAACTTACAGAATTTTTGACTAAATATTATGTAAACGAAAGTGATAGATTGTTTACTAAATACGCTTCTGAAGTTGCAGATTCTTCAAAATCAAAAGTTTTAAAAAGCGGTCAAAAAATGGTTGATGGACTAAACTTCTTAAACCGTATGCAAGAGTTTTGGTATAGAAGGGGAATGTTTGCAACCTCTATAAAAAATACATTGGCCCTTAAAGGCATTGATATAAATAAAGTAGAAATTAATGAAGACCTTTTAAAACATTTAAAAGGTGCTGATATCGAAAAAGCTGTTGATGATGCTCTATATTTTACTTATGCAAAAACTCCAGATAATAAATTTTTAAAATCTTTTGTAGACATAGCTAACTCTATTCCATTTGTTACTACGGGTATTTTTCCTTTTGCTAGATTTATGGCTAACGCTATTGAGTTTCAGTTTAAGCATAGTCCAATAGGTTTTGGAATGATGCTAAGACCAAAGGAAATAAAAAAAATAGCTGCTGGAGATACAACTGCATTTAGTCAAGCTATGATTGGCTCAACATTATTATTAGCAACGATAGAAGCTAAAAGAAATGGAATGTCTGAAGATCATAAATGGTATGAGGTGGAAACTTCTTCAGGAAAAACAATAGACATGAGGCCTTACTTTCCACTCACGCCATATTTATTTATAGCCGATGTGATTACTAGGATTGAAAATGGAAGAAACTGGGGTGATCCTAAAGATATTTTACAAGCATTAACAGGAGCACAGTTCAGAGCTGGTGCTAGTTTGCAACTAGTACAGAATGTTTTGGATGGCTTGGGCGGTTTAGATACAGAAGAAAAAATAAATAAATTTATGTCTGATTATGTGTCTGATGTGCTTGGTGGTTTTTTAACACCGCTAAGAATGTTTAATGACTTTATTGAACAAGAACAAGACTTTAGAGCGCCAGTACCAACTGGTAAGTTTAAAACTGATACAATAAATAGATTAAAAACAAGTATACCTATAGTAAGAGAACAATTCCCAGAATTAGAATCACCAACCAGAGAAGCTGCACCAGGTAGACCAGATACAGTAGGCATACCTTTTACTGATATTCAAGCTCCAGGCCCTTTAGTAAGACAGCTTACTGGTGCTACAGTTAGAGAAGAAAAAAATGCAGCAGAAAGAGAGTTTGATAGATTAGGATTTAAAAGAAGAGATATATTACCTTACTCTGGTAACGCTGTTGTAGACCAAACCAGAGCAAAATATTTAGGGCCTTTAGTTGAAAAAGTTATACCTGTGATAATACAAAGCGAACAATATCAATCTGCATCAAACGAACTTAAATCAACTATATTAAGAAAAACACTTAAAGAAATAAGAAGTGCTGCTAATGATTACATAAAAGAAAATAGAATCAATGAAGAGCAATTTGCAAAAGCTGCATTTAATAGACAGCCTAAATATATAAAGGCTTTACTTAATTCTAAAGGTATTACCTCTGAAACATTCTTACAAGACTATGTCACGAAAGACGGAACGGATAGGTAGGAGTGGAGAATACCTAGCTTGTTCAGTTATCGCTGGAGAAACAGACACCGTTACAGTAATGCCTCATGGAGCAGCAGCCGATGTAGTGTTTGAGTGGGAAAACAAAATGTATCGCTGTCAAGTCAAGACAGTTACTCATATAGAAAAGGGAAGAATCAGTTGGCGGTTTGATCTACGCAAAGGCTCTCATAGTAATTGCAGAATATATAAAGAAAACACCATAGATGTTTACGCATTGGTTAATCTTAAATACCAGAACATATACTTTGTGCCATTTACTGATTGCAAAAAAGGTCAATTATCTATAAATGACGACATCATGGAATCAACCAATTCTATTGATAGTTTAAAAGAAGCTATGGCATCAATACTATCTGGCCCTGTCAGTAAAAAATAAAAACCCTTGTTTTTTTTGCAGGATTCAACTTATAATCTACTTAATAGGTAATTAAAATACACGTCATTGCGATACAAGCTATTGGCTGTATGTCTGCTCTGCTTGGAGGTAAGGGTTATGGCTAGATATAAAAGAGATACAAAGGTAAACAATTTATTAATAACAGAAAAAACTTATAGAGTCTTCTATCGGATTAATGGAAGGAAGAGAGAATTAACTCTTGGTACTAGGGATATACCAATCAATGTAGCAAGAAATAAAGCACAACAAATACTTGGTGAAGTTGCACAAGGTATTGATCCACTAGATTTCAGAGGCGGAGAAACATTGAATCAAGCGTGGGAATATTACATTGATAAGCTAATACAAAATAAAAGAAGAGTTGCTATGCCTAACAAGAATGGTAAGCCTGGTGAGTATCTAAGAATGTGGGATAAAGATGTTAAGAATGATTTAGGTAAAAGAATTCTAACAGATATAAACAGGGGTGATATTACAAGACTACATTTAGAAATATCTAAAAGAGGTTCTTATGCTGCTAACAGAGTTATCCAAATGATATCTGGTTGTTATAACCATGCGATAGCATTATCACTGGTAGAAATAAATCCTTGTAAAATTAAACTAAACAAAGAGCTTATTAGTGAGAATGAAATATCAGACAAAGAGTTTGCTGAATTACAAAGACAAATAAACATCAAGAGACAAACTGTTCGACCTAACTTTGTTAGCTCTTTAGATTACATAGAACTTTGTATGCACTCTGGCGGTAGATGTAAGAGTGAGATAGGCAGTGCCAAGTGGTCTGATTTAAAAGATAACAAGATAGTTCTAAGCGAACATAAGACCGACCATGAAACTAATGAAGATAGAGTTATCTATTTAAGCAATCAAGCTATGATGGTTATTAATAAGCTAGAGAGAAAGGGAGAATACATTTTAGATGTAGATTACCCTGTCAAGATGTGGAAACAACTAGCTAAAAAGATTGGTAGACCAGAACTAAGGTTGCATGATCTAAGACATAACTTTTGTACTATGGCTGGTGAGATTATGGAACTACCAGAACTAATGAAACTATCTGGTCATAAGAGTATGTCTGCTGTTTTACGTTATCGTAAAGTAAGAGAGCCAAGAGCAATCAAAGAAATGCAAAACGTAGGCGATTATATGACCAAGATAATGATGTCTAATTAATCTAAAGGATTACCTTCAGGATCAACGCCATAAACCATTTCTAATTCTAGTTCTATGTAGTGTATAGCTTTTCGTAAGTCTTTCACTCTATCTTCTTTTTCTCTGGTTACATACTTAACTACATTGGTTAAGTTAGGTGTTAGTCCATTGCTATACGCATACTCTAAAGGTTGAATACCTTTATCTTTGTAATGGCTTCCACCAATTTGTTTTTGTGTTGCTTTCATTCTTGCTCTATCCCACTCTTGAGGCGTTACATTATCTATACTCATTTATTCCTCCAAATCAATGATTAAATTTATTTACATTATTTTGTTAAAGTAACTTGCTTTATCAAAATTACATAGAGTAGAATAACATAATCCACACAGTAATAGGTAAACAACATGGAAGAAAAAATATTTTTAAATCAAAACGAACTTGCGTCCAGATGGGGAATGTCTCCAAGAACTTTAGAGAACTGGCGTTCAACTGGCAAAGGCCCAGCTTATGTAAAAATAGGTGGTCAAGTTAGATACAAGTTTGAAGACATCAAGAAGCTAGAAGAAACATCACAAGTCGGAGAATAGTTTGGTCAACGCTAGAAATAAGGGTAGGCGTGGAGAACGAGAGGTCATTGACGAAATCAAAGAACTCTTAGGTATTCAATTAGAAGTCAATTACTCACAGACATTTGGCGGTGGCCACGACTTACTTGGCTTAGATGGTTTTGCTATCGAAGTTAAAAGAAGAAAAGTCATAATGCCAGGAGACTTAAAAAACTTCTGGGAACAAACAACCACACAAGCAAGGAAAGTAAGTTTACTACCATGCTTATGGTTCAGAGCTGATAGATCAGACTGGCGTGTAATGATTGCTAATACTTACGCACTTAAAAATAATTTATTTGAAATGGAAGATTTTAATGTTGCAATGAATATTTCTACGGAACTATTTGCATCATTAATAAGAGAGGAGTACGGACTTGCCACACGCAATATT